ATGAAGGGAGGCGTACGATTTTTTGCAACTAGCTCACAATGAGTGGATTGCGAGCGCTGAAAATTGGGGGCTAAAGATTGTTTTTACCCCCCATTGACGGGGTGAGCGCCCAAAACTCTTCCGCCATCCGCTTGGAGATGGTCTCCCCGGAGATGGTCTGGACTGCTCGGTAATGCTGGAAGAGTGTGTTCTCCCCCTGTGAATGGCCCATGATGGCCTTTAGCTGGCTGGCGTTCTGGTGCATGGCGTAGTGCATCGACGCGAATGTGTGGCGGAGAATATCCGGCACCCACTCACTGAGCAGTCCAGCGGCATCCCTGAGTGAATCCCACCGCTTCCGGAAATTCGAGGGGCAAAACGTTTGTGCGCTCGGGTTGATCTCTCTCCAATGTGTGAGCCACTTAATTGCGGCTGGTGCCAACTCAATGACCCGAGTTTGTCCAGTTTTCGCCGCTTTGGCTGATACCCGGATCGTTCCACCCTCAAGATCAAGCAAAGCCAGAGTGGTGCGTTTGATCTCGTCGGGCCTGAGTCCGGCAAACATAGCGACCACTACGTATCCCAAGAGCGGGGAAAACTCGGGGCTTGAGGCTGTTTTAAGCAGTTTTTCTGCACAAACAGCGCCGAAGCTCATGATTTCCGTCTGCTTGATTCGAGCAATCCGAATGCGGTTCACGGCTCCGGCCAGTGGATTCGCCAACAGATAACGGTTTGCCACCTGCCACTCGAAGAACGCCCGCAATACAGCTCGACGCATGGTCTGGCTGGCAGGAGCGAGGTTGGTTTGAGTAATCCAAGGGAGGACAGCGTCTCGCGTGGGCCGTGTCTGTGGGTCGCCTACAGGGGACGCTTTCAGCAGGGCTATTGTCTCTTTTATGTACCGAGGAGACCGGCCCAGCCTATGCAACTCGGCTCGATATTCTGCCATTAACTCAGCGGCGGAGGTCTCCGGGCGCAAAGTGGGGTGGTGGTCGAAGTAGAATTTGAAAACAGCGTCTATGCTGACCCCTGACGGGAGCTTCTCCCCCCAGCTTTGCCACCGGATCCGGTCAGCGTGGGATACTTCCAGAGCCTTTAAGCCGTGTGTTTTTGCCTCAGCCTTGGCAATGGCCATTGCTCCTTTTGCCTCAGCCTCAGTTGCATACGTGCGGCGTAGTCTGGTGCCACCCACCAGCCCGAGATCCAGTCTCCATGATACCGTCCCGGCTGGGGTTACTCTCCGCTCGATACGCATACCCCACTGTAAGTGAGCGTGGGACGTGGGTCAAACGTGGGACGTTTTAGACCTGTTTTTAGCGGCTTTTAGCGGCTTTTAGCGGGTATCTGGCATTCGCTGCTCGGTGCCTGTTTTGCTGTTAACTGCCCCATCTCCAGAGAGTTAAACTGGAGCCAGTGGCGGGAATCGAACCCGCGACCTACTGATTACGAATGGTGAGCGTTATTGCGTAACCTGCACGGGATCAATGGCACCTGTGGTCGTGGGGCGTCCGTGGGTCGTGGGACGTCTCGTGGGACGTGGGCACACCTTTTGCTTTAGCGCGGGCGCTGCTCTCTTGCCGCTATTGCTGGCCGCTTTTGCGCAGGGGCGGCGAGTGCGTTGGGTAGTGCCGGGGCTGTTGGCTCAAGGGAGAACTCTAGTGACTGACCAAGGGGAGCGAACTTGTCTGGCTTTAGAGAGGGGCGTGTTGGGACGATCAGCAGCTTTACGGTATCCCCCTTGAAGCTGGCGCAGAAACCGCCGTCTGGCGCGGGCTTCCATGCTTGAAAATCTGGTGGCACAGCGGCGCGCGTAATGTTCTCAATCTCGCTTTGGCTCCACGTTTCGGCGTTGTGCTTAAAGTACGACAGCTTCACGCATTTCCCTTTGTAAACGGTGGCGACAACGTGGGCATCTGGGGAGGCAAACGCGAATTGGTCTGGGTTGCCAAGTCGGGAGGCTTTCACTGCACCATAGCGGGCAACAAGTCCGTCGGTGGTCTCTCCCAGTCTCGCTTGTGATGAGCAGGTTACAGCAAAAAGTGCGGTGAGAATGTATCGCTTCATTTGTTGGGATCGTAGCAGACGGGCGTGGCAGATGTAAAACAACCGGCATTTTAGGGGGTACACCCGCGAATGTCCTACCCCCTGTGCGTATTTTATGCGAACAATGAACACCCCACTGCATCCCCTATTGTTGGAAATCGCTCGGCTCGCTAATGTTACGCCTCAGGAGGCGATAGAGAGGATCGCGGGGAGTGTGTTGGAGCAAATTAAGGTTGACCCTGAGTTGTTTGCAGGGGTTATCACTGAGGTGATTGCCGGTCAAAATTCCGCCGAGTCGCACGCTCTTCGGCCTCAAGGAAATTTAAGTGCCTAACACAGGCATCTTCAACAAGGCGCGAAACGCTGATTCCGAGGCGCTTGGCTTCATTTGCCAGCGCTTCTTTTAGTTTTGCCTCCATCGTTAGGTGCATGAGTGGCCGATTCCGAATCACTGGAGGTTGCGTGTTTTTCATGTTTTTTTCAGATCCAGTCTAACCCCGATAAAATGGGAATCAAAGGGTGATTTGTGGCCGCTTTTCTGGGTCACTGCGATCACAGTTAGCTTGCGGTGCGATCACAGTTAGCTACAACAGGAGTCGCAATGGCAACGAAACATAAACCCAAGGAAACGCTGAACATCCGGCTCGCCGCTAATGTTAAGCGAAAAATCATAAAGAGAGCGGCAAGTCGGGATGTGTCAGCGGCGCTGATTATCCGTGAAGCGTTGGCAGCTTATTTCGGAGAGGAGGCATCCGCATGATCGAGGTGGGCCTAATCGTAGCGGCGATCATCCTCGCATCCGTCTGGCTGGGATACAGCCACGGGCGCAACGTCGGCAAGGAGGAAGGCCGGAATGAGGCGCACTCAAACATCCGGGTCGCTCAAAAACGCCTCTGAGATGAGCGCAAAACCTCTACTCGTCACGCTCAAAGGCATGGCGGAAATGCTCGGGATAAGTACGGATCTCGCGTCTACGCTGCAATGGGAATATCCGCAGATCATTAGGCGGCTAGATATTGGGCGCGGTATGTATCGGGTATCCGATATAAATAAGCTGATAGATAAGCTGGCCGGAGAGCCAGTCAAGTAACCGCCTCACAACGAGGCAAAAAACAAAAACCGCCCACGGGCAACAAGGCACGAACTATGTCGAAAAATATACAGACCATACCTCCAGAGTTAGAGGCGCAACTACAAGCGGATGTCCCTATGCAGGATTTAGTCCGGCTCACGGTTAATCAACTTCTTTGTCACCTCAACGAAATCCGGCGAGCGAACAGGGAAACGCGAGTGTCCCGCTTTGCACACCATTACGAGCTGGATGAGCGGGGCAAAGCTCACCATGCGAGCATTTCGATCAATGGGCCTCAGCCTGCCATTAAGGATAAGGCGGACATTTGGGGAGAAGACCCTGACCAAGTACCGCTCAACCTGGAGGGCGCTGAGTAATGAGCGTGGATTCCAAAGAGCTTACGATAAAACTCGTCACCGACGAGAACATCCGATTGCAACAACAGATCCGTCGGCTCGAACTAGAGCAGCAAGTACGGGATGATGTTATCGACGTCGCCAAGCAGCTTATAGGCGGAATGTCCACGTCACGGGGTGATGTGGAGGAATTTTATCGGAGGCTCGCTCTTGTATGATGTACCTCGCAATAGACCCTGGTGTTAGCGGGGGTGTCGCATGGGTAAATGAGGTTGGATTAGTCCAAGCCGTTCCAATGCCTGAGACCGAGACGGATCTCCGGGACTTGCTGGAGCCGCTGATTAAATACAACAGCTCCGCTTGCTTCCTTGAGGAGCTCCCGCGATTCACTGGCAAAATGTCAGGCTCGTCGATGGCGACCATGTTCCAGTCCTATGGGTTGATACGGGGGCTTCTGGTGTCGTACCGGTGCCAGTTAATCGCCATGCCGCCGAAGAAGTGGCAAGCGCACCACGGACTCGGAACCAAAGCGACACATGGCGACCGGTGGAAGGCCCACCTTAAAGGGAAAGCGCAGAACCTTTTCCCGAATCTCAAAGTCACACTCAAAACCGCCGACGCCCTCCTAATTCTGGTGGCCGGCAGAAACCTCTTCCGCTTCTAAGCGGGGCAAAAAACAAAACGGCGAAAGCCAACAAGGCACGAAGTGTGCCCAAACATAAAATGGAAATCATCAGAGGAAAGGTCGCAAGACCTCAGCGCGTAGTGTTTTACGCAATCGAAGGACTAGGCAAGACGACTCTCGCCAGTCAGTTTCCCAAGCCGCTATTCATCGACGCCGAGGCTGGAAGCGATGGGCTCGACGTGGCTCGGCTTAAAGTGAGCAATTGGCGGGATGTACAGAAGGCGGTGGCTCTCGCTGCCACGTCGGCAGAGTTCCGCACGGTGGTGTTGGATACGGCCGACGGCATGGAAACCATGTTGGCTGACAATATCTGCGACACGGAAGGCGTTGCGTCTATCGAGCTCGTCGATGGTGGCTTCGGTAAGGGCTACACCCGACTCGCTGACAAGTGGGACGAGTTCCTACGTGGCCCGCTTGAGAAGCTTATCGCCGGCGGGAAACACGTAGTTCTTCTGGTTCACGCTCAAGCCAAGGCGTTCACGGAACCGGGGCAGAACATCCCATACGATCGGTACGAGCTCAAGATGAGTAAGAAGGGCGGGCCGCTCACTAAGGGGTGGTGTGATGAGTTGTGGTTCGGCAACTACAAGACGGTGCTCGTCGAGGAGCGAGGCAAGAAGACGCTGGCCGCCGGCGGCAAGGAGCGTCTGCTGTTCACATCCCACACGTCTGCATGGGACGGCAAGAGCCGAGCGGGATTGCCTGACCGGATCCCGATGACCTTCGAGGCCGTCGCCTCAGTGTTCGGCACATCCACCTTCGCCGCTCCTATCGCTCCTACCCAGCCTTCGGCGGTTGAGCCACAGGATGACATCCCAATGGATCACCCGGTGCCGGTTGAGCCAGGGGATGCGCCCCACGCCCTTGATGAGCTCTTGGGCGGCAAAGATCAGGGCAAGTTGACGGACTTCCTTGTGAAATGGGGAGAGATCCAAGCCGGTCAAACGTACCGCAACGTATCCGCTAGCTACGCGAGCCGCATCCTCGCGAGCAAAAACTCACAGGCAATCTTCCTGCAAAAAGCAGGACTGTAACCATCACTCACCGCAGTTTTTACACCCTAAACTATGGCATCATACATACCACAACCATCGCAATCACTCGCCCCAGTCGGGACGTACATCGCAACCTTCACCAGCTTCAGTGAGTCAGTCGAGACACTGAAGGACTCCGCCAAGCTCATCTTTCAAGGATACACCGCCGAAGCCATCGCGGACGCTGATGGGGAGATCACCTTCGATAAAGTGACCCTTGGGATGTCACTTGAATCTGAGGACGGGAAGGAAATCCAAGCGAAAGAAACATTCACTCTAACGCCGAAGTTCGGCTGGAAGATGGGGGCCGTTCGGGAGGTGTTAGGGTTCAAGGATAAGGAGGGAGCCAATATCATCCTTGAAAAGGACGACTTCGTTGGGAAAACCGCACACGTAAAAGTCACCCACCGCACTGGTGGGAACGGGACGACGTACGCGGATTTCAAGTGGCTGAAACCTAAAGCCGGCGAAGAGCCCTTCTAAGCATGGAGCTCCGCCCATACCAGGAGGAGTTCCTCACGGCGGTGGAAGCCGACTTCCAGCAGTTCAACAGACTGCTGGGGGTTGGTGCCACGGGCTGCGGAAAGACAATCCTCGCAGCGGAACACATGCGCCGGACTTCGGGCCGGTGCTTGTTTCTGGCCGACGCCATCGAGCTGGTTCGCCAGAATGCTGACAAGTATTTCCGGCACACTGGAGAGGTGGCAGGGGTTGAGATGGCAGACCAACAGGCTTCCCCCGGAGACCGGGTGGTGATCGCCACAACCCAGTCAATCGTCGGCCGGCTCAACAAATACCGGCCCGATCATTTCAGCCGGCTGATTGTCGATGAAGCGCACCGGAACACGCTCGGATCCTACGCCGAAAAGGTGCTCTCGTATTTCAGTTCGGCAAAAGTGCTTGGCCTGACGGCAACCCCGTTTCGATCCGACCGGAAGCAGCTCGGGAGCTTTTATGAGAAAATCAGCATAGAGGTCGGGCTCCAGCGACTTATCAGCGAAGGCTATCTGTCCCCGATCGTTATTAAGGCCGTACCGTTACAAGTGAGCCTTGATAAGGTTCGGAGTGTCGCCGGTGAGTATAGCGCAAACGATCTTCATGGTGAGCTGATTCCTCATTTGCTCGAAGGCGCTTGCCTGCTTCGGGATCACGCATTGCACCGAAAGACGGTGGTGTTCCTTCCGTTGATTGAGACATCGAAAGCGTTTGTGGAGGCGTGCAGGTCAATCGGACTCCGTGCGGTACACGTTGATGGAACCGACCGCACCGGGGTGGAGCAGTTCACGGCCGGCCGGTTCGACATCATTGCGTGTTCGAGTCTCCTGACTACGGGCTGGGATTGTCCGCAGGTGGATTGCGTGTTCCCACTCCGGCCGACCAAGAGCCTTTCACTGTTCCAGCAGATGGTGGGGCGTGGGACTAGGCTCTCACCGGGGAAGGAAAACCTTCTGCTCTTGGATCCACTGTTCCTGACTGAAGATCACTCTTTGGTTAAGTCGGCCAGGTTGATTGCGAAGACGGAGGCAGAGGCGGAAGACCTCCAAGAGCTGCTGGAGTCAGGCGAGGAGATTGACCTGTTTGAAGCTGAAGAGCAGGCCGTCGAGAAAAGGGCGTCTCGGCTGGAAGCGGAATTAAAGGCAAAGGCTCGGAAGAGTTCCCGGACAATAGATGCAATGGAGTTCTTCCTGAACATGGAAGAGATCGCCCTGGCTGATTACAGGCCGGAGTTCCGGTGGGAGTCAGAACCGCTTACAGATAAGCAAAAGGAGATATTATCCAAGTCGGGTATCGCGTTGGAATCCATTAAGGGGAAAGGGCACGCAAGTAAGCTGCTCGATCTAATTTTCCGGCGCAGAGAGTTGAAACTAGCAAGCCCAAAACAGGTGGCATTGCTCAAGAAATGGGGAGTAGAGAAACCGCACCAAGTCAGCTTTGCAAAGGCCGGCGCAATAATTGGTGAGAAAATTGGAGGACGAAAGAATTGATTATGGAAACACAAAACAAAAACAGCCGCGAACTACTAGACGAGTGCTGCTCATTGGAGAAGCAAAACGAGACGCTCCGGCTTCATTTAACGAAAGCGATCACGTTGCTCGACGCAGCCCACGCCCATCACCGCGCAATGCGGACGAATGACCCCATCGGGCAGATGATCGCGGCGGATAACTACGCCGTATTTATGGGCATGGTGGAGAAATTCAAACAGGAGGCGACCGCGTGCACATCCTCAAACTAATCAATCAGCGGATAAACGCCGCTGCATGTAATGGCAAAAGCGAAGTGTTCGCGTCGCTTGTCGAGCTGAAGTCAGCGATAGATGCGGCACCTAAAGATGACGCTGAGACAACCGTCGCCATGCTATCTCGCCAGCTTACACAATGGACAAGCCGAGCGCAGTCACATAAAGCGAACTACCGGCGCATAGCAATGGAGCACGCAGAGCTATTGTGCAAGATAGCAAAACTAAGAGAGGAGGCCCAGCCATGATGGAGCTAATAATAATGACGCTTGTCTTGTTTGTTATCGGTGCGGCGGAATGCCTCGTCATAAGTGGGCCTGCATCAGAGTTTGAGCGGCGGCAGGTTGAAGAGTATAAGGCCAACAAAAGCAAGAAGGAGGCCCAGCCATGAGCCATCTAAATCAAACAGTAAATGGAGCATCTATGCGTGAGATAAAAGAAGGAGAGAAACTATACTCGACGCATTACACTCCAGAGCTGTGGACAATCCGCAAGGATTACATCTACGCCGCGCAAGCCGCTTTGGTGAATGCGATTGAGTACATAAAGGAATGCCAAGCAACACACGAAGCGAATCTAGGCGAGACGACCCTAAAGAATAGATTGTGGGCCAATCGTATGAGGGATGACCTACTCAAAGCAGAGCAGGCACTAGATAACATTCAACGCCCAGAAGGAGCCCAGCCATGAGCCTTCCTGTGAAGCGATATAGGGGCAATTTTCAGCAATATAATGAGGAGACCGGCACATGGTTCCCCGCAGTTGTTGTATTGGTTGAAGACCTAGCCCAACTAGAAGCCGACCTATTAAACGCCCAGCGCACGGTACAGGCGTTTCGGGAGTTAATTAGACAGTCCTCTTTGGCATTCACTCCAGCGACTAAGTGTGAAGATAGAGGGGGACACCCTGTAATCGTTAATGACGGGATGATGTTGGTGCATAAGGAATGGGAATTAGAGCTAAAAGAGAAAACTAAAACTCTCCAGAGATGCGCCGCTCTTGCTAGGGAGAACCACACCCTAACCCGCGAACGTGACAACGCACGGGCCGCATTGGAGGCGATGACGAAAGACAGGGATAACCAGCGGGCACTATGGAATGCCGCAGAGTCTGAAATGTGGACTGGAGAACTCCGCGAACAGCTCGCCGCCGCAAACGAGCTGAATGCGACATTGCAAGGACAGCTAACCGCCATGCGGGAGGAATTGGCCATGACGCTAGCGGGAGCCGATGCCGACGCATTTACGATAGGTGTGCTTAATACAAAGCTCGCCAGCGCAACAGAGCAACGGGATAGGGCGTTTGCTCTACTCAAAGCGCACCGAATAATCTCAGTGCCGATGAATGTTTTTAATTGCGTGAAATTATGGGACCAAGGGCTTGAGGAGTTTATTAAGCTGGAAGCAGAATTGATGAAAGAGAAGGAGACCAAATGAGCGATACACCAAACCCCCATGAAAAATGGGATACCGAGCAAGCGTGCAATAGTGCAGAGAGTTGCGGGTGCTGCTCTTCTGCGGAGGTCGCGCAACATTTAAGGTGGGTGCAGTTTGAGTTGGATAGAATCACAGCCGAACGCGATGCGCTCCTCGCCGCCCAGATGACCGAGGAGAAGGCGCGGGAAATTTTGGGGGTAGCCATAAGCGCGGGTAACACGCTTATATCTGATGCGCCTCGTTTAACATGGATGCCAAATAGTCGGAATGTTTGCCTAACTCGTGGCGCATTCACCGCACTCCAACTAAAAGCCATCGCGTGGTGGATGGAGCATAAGGGGGATGGGAAATGAAAGTGATATACAAATACAAACTAGAACCACTAGACCTTCAGACAGTAACCCTGCCCAAAGGATACGAAATCGTTAGCGCTCAAATGCAATACAATGACCTTTTTCTTTGGGCATTAGTGGATAAGTTCGCAAAGGAAGATGAGGTGGTTGAAATTGAAATACTCGCAACAGGAAGCCCTATTCCAGAATACGTTGGCGCCCGCAAGTTTATCTCCACGGTACAAATGCACGGGGGGAGATTGGTTTGGCATATATTCAGGAGGGCACAATGACCATCCCCGACCGCATCCCATTCGATAGCTGGATCAATAGCCAGTTAAGTATCGCCCGCTATTTCGGCGGGATAAAACTGCAAGGCCGCGAATACATCATTGATCCGAAAACACAGGATCTTGTGCTGGTGGTGCCTAAGGAAAGAAAAAAGCGAGTGAAGAAATGAAAATTACCTACGAATCAAACAACAGCGGCGGCGTTTGGTGGCTTAAAGATGAAGACTGGAATGCGCTCCATGATGCTGGGTGGGAAGTTGAATGGGAAAAAAGGCGTTGGTTGGGTGCGGTAGCGAAAACAGCGTCTAAGGAATTCGCCAGCATAGATGATGCTATTAAGGAGTTTGAGTCAATTACAGGGCAAGACGCCAATAGTAAGGGGTGTGATTGCTGTGGGAGACCGCATGAGTTTTACGAGGACTAGCACAATGAAAGACTCCCTCACCGCATTCCAGCGGCTAGTGAATATCGAGTTTCGCAAATGGCAGCTTCGTAACGGCGAAACAAATGTCGGCGACTGGCGCGAACAGAACCGGAGACATAAACCGGCAGCAAAACAACCAGCAAAAACAGTTGCGGAAATCTGTCGAAAATACCGGGAGAAACTAACGCCAGAACAACTCGAAGACCGCCGCAAGAAAGCACGCGAATACCAGGCAGCACGGGCCGCAGCGCTAACACCCGAACAACGGGCTGAGAAGCGAGCGAAAGCCAAAGCGTTGGACCCAGCAAGGGCAGCTAAGCGCACACCAGAAGAGCAAGCGGCTTATAAAGCCAAACTCGCAGAGCAGCAACGGCGGTTTTACGCGAATAAAAAGGGCTAAATAATGGCACAATACACACCACAAGCGCAGTCTATCCAAGCCCCCCTCACAGAAGATGAGATGCGGGCAGTGGCAAACTCTCACTGGGCTATCCAGTGGGAGGATGATACAGGGTATCTCCAGTGTCCAGGGGGGCACTTACACACGACCCCAAACGGCAAGAAGGATTGCCGGGTGACGCTCGATCAAGTCCCCACAATCCATTGCGTACATAGTTCCTGTTCAGATGCGGTATCGGCGGCCAACTTCACACTACGGAGCGCCCTCGGCAAACGCTCAGGCGGGCATCCAGTCCCACAGCAGCCACAAGCTCGAGTTAAGCCGGTCGCTGGACAGGTGGCATTAAACACACAGCCCATCCCGTTGCCGGCTCCGCTCCCGAACGGGTTTGCGACAATGTTATCACTGGCATTCTTGCCGGATGAGTTTGTTGCAATCGCTCAAAACGAGCTCGGGGATGACATGCAGCTCCACCCCACCGCCGGCATCGCTCGCACTAGGTCAGTTTGGGAGCAGGCTCTCAGGGAGAAGGAGGGGCAGAACTACCGTGTGATTTCCTGTAAAGGCAACCAAGACGGCCTGTATATCAGGGTTAATCCAGTCAAGCGGGGTGGATCCAAGAACGAAGACGTCACAGTCTTCCGGCACTTGCTTGTCGAGTTCGATAAAGACCTGTCGGGCGCTGTTATTCCCAAAGAAGTCCAGTTTGGCATCCTGACCCGTTCCGGCCTGCCGATAACGACCATCACCGACTCGGCTAACAAGTCGCTCCATGCCTGGGTGCGGGTGGATGCCCGAGACGCGACCGAATACAAGGAGCGGGCTGAGCAGGTCTACGCTATGTTTGCCGAGTATGGCGTGGATAAGGCCAATAAAAACCCAAGCCGGCTCTCCCGTTGTCCTGGAGGATTGCGGGACATAAACGGCGACATTCGGGTTCAGCACCTACTTGCGACTCAGCTCGGGCCAAAGAATTGGGCCGAGTATCAAGCACAGCAACAGGTGGCGATGGTTGGCGATGCCGTCTCGATCTCGGAGCTTATCGAGTACGACGTGGAGAATGATCCGAACAGCGTCCTCGGCAAGCGGTGGCTCTGTAAGGGCGGGACGGTTATGTTCGTCGGGCAGGCCGGCACCGGCAAGAGTTCACTGAATATGCAACTCAGCATCGGGTGGGCGCTCAATGAGCCGACAATCAGCTTCGGTATCAACGCCGGCCGGCCGCTCAAGATCCTAATCATCCAGGCCGAAAACGACCGAGGAGACATGGCAGAGATGGTGCAAGGCGTAGTTAAGGCACTTGGCTTAACCGCCAAGGACATTGCAGCACTATCGGAAAACCTGATTATTTACAGGGATGCAACACACTCAGGCGACGAGTTCCTTGCAGTGCTTGAGAGCCTTATCCGCATACATAAGCCGGATGTCGCGTGGATAGATCCGCTTCTTAATTACATCGGAGACGATATAAGTGAACAGCGGGTTTGCACCGGATTCACCAACAAGATGAACGCAATCGGTATCGAGACCGGTTGTATTTTATCAGTGGTGCATCACACAGGTAAGCCGAAGACTGACGCAGCTCGAACCACGTCCGATCTCGCATACTCAGGGCTCGGGTCGTCGGTACTCACAAACTGGGCAAGGGAGGTGGTGAGCCTGGCTCGCATCCCAGCCCCGGACGGGTGGCCGCGTACCTTCGAGCTGACTATGACCAAGCGTGGATACCGTGCGGGCTTAAAGCGGTTAGACGCCACTCCAACGGATCGCATAACCATTTGCCACAACCCCAAAAGAGACGGCGGTATTTGCTGGCTTCAGTGTCCAGCCCCTCCGGCTCCAGAAGCCGAGGAGAAACCGAAGGGCGGCTGGAAGAAACAGGGCAGTAATTATTCAACCAAGAAGTAGTCAGATAATCTCATGGCCGTCTCTCCGATTGGGGAGGCGGCTTTTTTTATATGGAAAACGAACAACAGACAAAAGAGGCAGCAACAGAAGAGCAGCGCCCGGAGTGGTTCAAGAAGCGGCACAGGGGTGTCAGTGTACCAAAGGACTGCAAGTGGCTTTGGCTCACCCATGCTGCCCTAGAAAAGGCCGGCAATATCGCGGGGGCTAATGGCGTAGCGGTTTACACGGCGCTTTGCGTCCTAGAGTCAAAAGAGGGGAAGTATAAGGCGAGCTTCCCGGCACACCTCCCAGCAATCGCAGGATCTTCCCATCTGTCGGTGCGGTGCGTGCAGACGGTGCTCAATAAGCTCATCGACGGGCGGCTTGTGGAGCGGGTTTCCGGCAACAATACACCAGGCAAAGCCGAGCCATCGAAGTTCCGAATCATGCCAACTTCACCTGATTTTGTGCAAAAAAAGGGTGAGATAAAAGTGTCAGAATGCGACAATCAGCCTAGCAAATCAAACACGTCTCGTTTGCTGCATTCTGAAAGAACCTCTTTTCCCCTTTCTAAGAAAGGGGGTAGAAAAGAAGGAGGTAATATACCTCCCAGCGCAGCACCCAACGAACCCCACCTTGAGCCGAAGGGCTCAAAGGGGTTCGAGGGCAGCGCAGAAAACGAAGCAGAGCAGCCCAAGAGCACGAGCCAAGTCTTTGCGGAAGGGCTACGACTCCCAGACGGCTCCATGTGCTTACCCATCGTGCGCCGAGTGAAGACTTGGGAAGAACTCGAATATGACGAGTGGCTACACAAGCAAAGATCCCAGCCGCGTGCTCAGGATGGCGACAGTGGGAGTTTCACGGAAGCCGAGGGTCACGACAGCGGAGAGGGGCATTGAGGCCCAAATTTCACCATTCTCAGCGTTCCTCTCACTCACCTCTCCCAAGTTGTCGAAAAGTTGACAAAAAACCCGCAGATCGTGTCTTGATTCTGTACTTCCTGCCGGAAATATACACAATTCGGACATGACCCGTGAACCTTCGTGCTGGCCGGATATTGCTCAGGAGCTAGACACCATTGGCGATAAACTCCGCGAAGAACTGGGGGAGCTAAGTCTCCAACCCATGCTGACGCGCAAGATAGCCGAGTGGCATCTCCAGCGAGTAGACGCTGAGGCGCACGCCATAGCGTCGGAGATAGCAGCGGAGGCGATCACCCGTCTCGCTGAGATTAAAGGGCCACTTCAGACGCAAGCGTTAGGTGCGCTTTTCGCGTCAGGCTTACACGGGCGCATAGGGTTCAATTCGATAACGCAAGCTGCTCGGGCCGCTGGTGTGACTAAGCAGGCAATAAGCAAACACAGCACGGCAGCACGCAGGAAACTCAGCTTGCCGGATAATATGCACAGCAAGTCCGCTGAGGCGTGCGCGACGTATGCCGAGCTTAACAAACGCAATCACTGGCGTAAGGCACTCAAGGAAGGCCCGCCGCTAATCGAGGGGAATGATATTAAATACATGTTTATGCCAATAAATAATCTGCCAAGCGAATGCGCTACAGTGCGCAGGGTGTTAAGGAATAAGCAACCGATGCGGGTTATTGTTAATAAACAAACGTATAACTGTATTGAGCGGGATAATGGGATTGAACTGGTGGAGGTGGGGGCATGAGCGATCCAGTCCAGCATCCAGCCCACTACACGGCGCATCCTAGCGGCATTGAATGTATAACAATCACTGAGCACATGGATTTCCTAACAGGGAATGTTTTCAAGTACCTTTGGCGATGTGGCGCCAAGGGTAAGAAGCTCGAAGACATGAAGAAGGCGAGGTGGTATCTCGACCGGGCTATCGAGAAGGAAGAGAAGGCAGCGGGCTGGAGGCAGACGGACAAGGCGTGAGGGGTAGAGGATACCCCGGTCAGGAAGTCTCCTTAACGACAGGCACTTAGTGCAGGTGCCGCTAGGGGCCGATCAGTCCTTATGGGCCAATTTTCGGGCAATAGCATCCAAACTGGACGCTAAGTTGACAAACCGCTGGGGGAATGGCCTATGCGCGGGAACTTATACTACAACACGCAAAGTTCTGGGGGGTAGCTGAGCGGAATGTCCGGGAGTGGGTAACGAAGAAGGCTCCGCTCAATTCATCGGTGGGGTTGGTGCAGTGGTTTAAGAACCAACAGCCGTCCCGAAGCCCGTCCGTTCGGAAGAAACTCCGAGACAAAGACCTTCTGAGTTTGCTTCGAGTTATCACTGGCGAGGTCGGGCCAATGGAGCCTGAGACTGCACCGGTGGACGCGCCCGATGGAGAGGCTCGCGACCTCGAAACGGCTAAGCTCTACAAACTCCGGCTGGAAATTAAACTGAAGGCGCTGGAGTTGGAGCAGGCTCAAGGCGCGCTGATTTCTCGGGCAGAGGTTCGAGAGTCTCACCAAGTGGTTGGTTCGCTGTTTTCCACTGAGCTGGAGGCAATGCTCGGAGATATGCCCGGTCAACTGGCGGGACTGGATGAGGCGGGGGTGAAATCGAGGCTGAAGGCGCGCATTGTTGCGCTGCTCCTGTCGCTGAATTCGAGGCTAAAGGAGTTGGCTGAGGTATGAGCCACCCCGTTTTTGAGGGGTTGAGCATTGGGGTTACTCCCCCGTATGCTGGCAGTCCATTGGATTGGCTGGAGGAACACGCCCGGCTTCCGCATAGCTGCCGGTCAACGCTGTTTGATCGCGACCAAGCGCCTTGGCTTAACGCCATCATTGAGGATATTTGCGACGACTCAGTGAAACAGGTGGTGTTACGGTCTCCAACCGGGGGAGGGAAGACGACACTGTTGGAGCTTTCGCTGTTGTGGATCGTGGCGAACCAGAGCGGGCCGGTGCTGAGCGTTGGGCAGACCGATAAGACGGCGGCTCAATGGATGGAGACGCGACTAAAGCCAGTCTTGGAGGCGTGTGTGCCAGTGGCAAAGCTATTCCCGGAAGACCGGCACAAGAAACGAAAGGCTGAGATCATTTTCCCACACATGCCGCTTTTCGCGGTGGGGGCGAATATGAGCAGCTTGCAGGAGAAGAGCGTTCGTTACGTTTTCTGTGATGAGGTCTGGCGGTGGGATACTGGGAAAATCACAGAGGCTCGGGCTCGATTTCATTCGAGGTGGAACCAGAAGCTTCTGTTGGTCTCGCAAGGCTGGGATCAAGGGCACGACATGGATGGGGAGTGGGAGTCGGGGGAGAAGTTCACCTGGGGGACAACCTGCGAAGGGTGCAGCAAATGGCATCCGTACCTCTGGGCAAATATCAAATGGGATGCGGCGGAGACGGAGGACGGCACGCATGATTGGCCGAGGATCGCGGACTCCGTCCGGCATGAGTGCCCACACTGCGGACACGTCACGCCCGACACCACAGCAGCCCGGCGCGAAATGTCCCTGCGTGGCGAGTACCGGGCGGAGGAAGGCAACTTTGTTTCTGGGAAACGCTCGCGAACCTATACCGCGTTTGGTGTCTGGTGGTGTCCGTGGGCTGAGGAGGTGACGCTATTCCTCCACGCGAAAGCCGAGGCGAAGAATGGGAACCTCGAACCGCTGAAACAGTTCGTGCAAAAGCGGTGCGCCGAGGTCTGGAAGGACGAGGAGAAAGGCCGACGTGACTGGTCAGTGATTGGAGAACGCAAAGGATCGTTCGCACTGGAAACCACGTGGGATATTGAGCAACGGCGCTTCCTAACGGTTGACGTGCAGGCGGATCACTTCTGGTATGTGTGCAGGGCGTGGGCTCGGGGTGGCGCGTCTCGATTGATTGCGTTCGGCAAATTCCGATCGTTTGACGAAATCGCAGGATTGGCCGAATCGCTCAGGGTCAGCGACGAGGATGTCGCTATTGATTCGGGCTATGACGCGCCCGCCGTGTATCGGGCTTGTGTCGGCTCTGGGTACAAGTGGAAACCTTTCAAGGGAGACCGAGCGCCGTACTACAACGTGAAAGGGACTCGCCGGGCGTGGGTCGATACGATGGTTGACCCTGGTATCGGCACACGCGAACAGGGGCGGCGAAAGCTCCGGTTGTTCCTGTACTCGAATCCGATGGTGAAGGACATCCTTGCGCTTCACGTTCGAGGGGATGCGGCTCCGTGGGAGATCGCTGAGGACGCTCCCCCTGAGTACATGGATCAAGTGACCGCGGAGAGGAAGACCGAGAAAGGTCTCTGGGAGCCTATCCGAAAGGATAACCACGCTTGGGACTTGGAATGTATGCAGGTGGTTTGCGCGCTCGCGTCCGGGATCATGTTCCCAGAGGTAGAGGCTCCAAAGTTGACACCGCGCACAGCAGCAAATGGCGAACCCGAGCTGGCTAACGATCTACCGAGCGTACACCACGCCCGAACTGCAAGGTGAGTTGACCCGGCTAAAGGAGCAGGTCGCCAATCCGTTCAGCTCCACAGGGGCCGGTGGCGCTTCCGCGTCGCGTGACATGGCGCTTTTGACGGCGCAGCTCGACGGCGCAACGCAAGCGATGAACGAACGGCGGGGGAATGTGCGGCGGAGAACCTTTGCGACCTGCTAACCCATGAAGCTATCCAATCTTTTTGACTCCGCGCTGGCGGTTGTCGCGCCTCGAATGGCAGTCAAGCGGCTCCATGCACGCGAAGTGCTGACCGAGTTAAGCCACCGCGCAGCACGACCCGGACGGGAGCGGAAACTTGCGCCGAGTTCCGGCAATCAGTCTCCAGACTCTTCCGCGAATAATCGCGACCGGGTGCAGCTCATTTGGGAGGCTCGCGAGCTTGAAGAGAATTTCCCGCTACTCACCGGCCTTCTCGGCAAGCTGGCACTGTACACGTTCGGGTCGCTGAAATATCAGGCTCGCACTGCGGATAAGGACATAAACGCAAAGTATGAGGCGTACTTTGAAGAGTGGAGTGAGGGCGCAGATTCGACCGGCAGGCACGATTTCAACACGATCGTTTCGCTCGCGTTCACCTCGATGATTCGGGACGGGGACATCGGAATCAATATGCGCCTAACTCCGGAAGGGTGGAAGCTGCAATACGTTGAGGCTGACCGCATTGGGAGACCCGGCGAAGGTTCGATTGGGGAGACGTATCTCGCGGGCATTACCACGGACGAAGAGACGGGCGCGCCGATCCAATATCGCGTATTCAATCGGACGCGGGAGGGGATGTATATCGACCCCGTGGAGGTTCCCGCCAGTCAGTTTATCCACCTCTTTGACCCTAAGCGATTGGATCAGGCGCGGGGGACGACACACTTTGCTTCCGCGATAGATACCGCTCGCGATATTTGCGACGTGATGCAGTCGGAGCGGTTCGCGGCTCGATGGGCGGCGGCTCAAACCGGCGTTGTGAAAAACGAAGCGGGGGAAGGTTCCGCGTGGGATTCTCCGAAAGGCGCAGACGGTTTGCCGTTGGAAAAGATCCAGTTCGGCCAAGTGAATTACCTCCGGCCCGGTGAGTCTATGGAGACGTTCCGCAGTGAGCGGCCATCTGTCACGTTCTCGGGATTCATGCAGGCGTTACAGCGGGACGTGTGTCTCTCGCTTGGGGTTTCCTATGGGTTCTTCGTGGACTCCTCCGCGCTGGGTGGTGCTGCTGGTCGGCTGGACTCCCAACAAGCCAATCGGGTTTGCAATCGCTACCAACGGATATTCGTTTCCAAGTTTTTGAACCGTGTGAAAAACGCTGTCATAGCGTTCGGGATTTCGTTCGACGGTCTCCCTTCGTGCCCCGACTGGAAGGCTGGCAAATGGCAGTTCCCAGCATGGCCTAGCAGTGACCTCGGGCGTGAGTCGGCATCGAACCTTGAAGAGTGGAAGGCCGGAGCGCGAACGATGTCGGACATTTACGCAGAGCGGAATGAAGACTGGGAAGAGCAGCTTCTCCAACTCGGACGCGAACGGAAACGCATTAAGGAAATTGCTGAGGAAATGGGCGTTCCAATCGAGGAAATCAGTCAGCGGTTCCCAAACCAGCAAGCAGGGGCTCCGCAACCAGGGCAACCACCGAGCGTATGAGGTTTACGAATTTAGAGTGGGATGAATCGAAGCACCGGCGCGTCGGGGGCAAATTCGCGCCGAAAGGCGGCGGTGGGGAAGCACCCAAAGCACCAGCCAAAGCTGGCAGTGGGGAGTCTAAACCCCGCTCCATTCCTGGGCTTGGTAGCGTGACGACGGGCGGCGGGAAAACGGTTCTCAAAGTTTCATGGCTTGGGAAAGTCGCAGCGGAAACGGCAGTCGGAGCGGCGGCGGTGGCCGCGTTGCCAGAGGTGGCCGTGGGCGCGGCTGGGGTTATCCTCGGCGGATTCTTCCAGAAAATTGCAGCGAAGGCAGCGACAGCAGTCGGAAGCAAAGTCCTTGGCGTTGTCGCGCAGAAAGCTGGGGCAACAGCAGCACAGAAAGCGGCAGGCACAGCAGCGGGTAAAGTTTTAGCGGGGGCCGTCCAACGGAACACGCTGGGATCAGGGGCGCTCGGGTTTCTGAAAGACCGGCTGAGCCGTGTTCACGTAGAGACCGAGGACGGCTGGTTCAAGCCGAGTACAATCACCATCGACCAGAGGAAAGACCTTATGAGCCAATTGCGAATCACCGCGCTGCGGAATGCCGCCAAGGTAACAAATTTCACAACTTGGGACGAATCGAAGGTGTCTCGCAAGGCAGGGAGGTTTGCAAGCAAGGGGCAAGCTGAAGCCGTTTCGGCCCACTACAAACAGGCCATCACAGGAGCAAAAAAAGACCTGTCCGGGCGCGGGCCAAAGCCAGCCAAACAAACAGCCAAGGCGAGGCCCCTTGATCCCAACGCAAGGCGGGAAGGTGGCAAATTTGCGCCAAGAGACGGTTCTCCTTTAGTAAAAAAAGAGCGGTCTTTGTTTCAAATTCTTCGAGCGCACACAAAGAAGATTGAGCGCAAGGAATCCCGTATTGATTCTGCCATCGCAAGACTACAGGAAGCGAGGGCCAAGGTTTCGGAAGTGAAGGCTCCTGAGGCTCCAGTTATAGCGGCGATGCCAAGAAGTAAAAAAACAGAATGGAAATCGACGAACGGAACCCCCGTGGCGGTAGAGGTGGAGGTGGATTATGAAATCATGCGCAACGGCAATATGCGCACAGATGGGCCTAAGCAGGTTTATGTGCATTCAGTTATCAATGGGATTCGTACACCTGTAGGCAATATCGCCTACGGGACAAAAGGGCTACCAGCCGGATTCGTTGCAAATGCTGGGCGGTTGGCTATTCCTCCGCAAGTTCTCCCCGAGATCGAGGCTGCGCTTGAGGCGGCACGGGCCGAGGTTACCGCTCACAATGACTCATTAAAGCAGGAGATAAGCGACACCACGCCCGACGGGATTCGCCGCGCGATGGTGGCCACGCAAGCTGATGCCGTTATGATACTTAACAGCATCCCCGCAAATGGGGATGCCGACTATAAGGCGGCGGCTATCGCCGCGTACCACGCAGAGCGGGCCCCCCACCCTGCAAAAACCGCGACAGCGCAGAGGCTGGCAATGGCTTACCTTATTGCAAACCCAGACAAAACAATGCGAGCGATCAACGAAAGAAATACAGCGCGCAAAGCAGATCAAGAGAGGGTAAGTCCGCCCGTTTGGATTTAGCGCCTAAGTTGACAGTCCGGCCCTACGCATGGGCCGTGTTACCTGCTTTTCTGAGACTCTCGCTTCCAGTCACATTGACCGTGAGGCGGGCGTTATCTTTGGTGTTTCTGTCATCACTGAAGGCCCGGCTCTCGGTCACGATCTCATCGTTGACGCAAAGACACTCGCGCAGCTAAAGGCTTCTTCCACTACGTTTTCCAGCGGGGTTAAGGTAAAAGCGGAACATAAGGGCGGAGTCTCTGAAATCCTCGGGGTAATTAAAGATTTTCGGGTTGAAGGGAAGAAGCTCATTGGGGACTTCCATCTTCTTTCGACAGCTCAGGGACGAGAGCACGTTTTGGAGCTGGCCGAGAAAATGCCAGACACGTTCGGGCTTTCCGTTTCGTTCCAGGGTGAGCCGGAGGGGAATAAAGCGCGTTGCACGAAAATCCGATCAGTTGACTTAGTGGCAGATCCGGCAGCGAACCCCGGTGGCTTATTCGAGGAAGTTGACAAGGCGGACAGGGATATGTCCAAACCCGACCCCACCCTCGAAAAGGAAAAGTCTCCCAAAGACGAGGAGACAACTGAGCTGGCAGACGCTGCCGGTATCGACGCACTTACCGCCCGCGTTGAGGCGCTCGAAAAGCTGATTAAGGCAGCAATCGAAGCCGAAGGCGCAGGGCAGGAAAAGACCAAGCTGGAAGCGGACGACGAGCCAACGGCGATGTCTGCGATCCTCGCGAAGCTCACCGAGTTCTCCGCGAAGCAAGAGGCGATGGCCGAGCTTCTCAAGAATACATCTTCCGTCTCCGTCTCGGCTTCTTCTGCCGCTGGTAAAGCCAAGACAACCAACTTCTCGGAAAAGGTTTCCGAGTACATGGCAACCGGAAAAACCCGAGCAGAGGCAACACGCCTCGCCATAGAAAAACACCCTGACCTTCACCGCGCTGAACTTAGCGCCTCTGGGATCTTCACAAAGCTCTAAAATGGAAAACAACACTGGATTTCGATCCTTCATCGCGTCGTTCGCCGCCGTAAAAGGCCAGCGAGTAATGTTGAACAGCTCGGGCGGGGTTGATCTCGCGACCGCCGTTAATGGCGTGACAATCGGCGTTGTGACACAGGACTGCGCAAGCGGCGATTCTGTCACGGTTAAGTTGCTCACGGCACCCGGAACCTTCGAGGTGACGGCTAATGGAGCAATTACGGCAGGTGCCGTTTGTTACGGAGGCGCAAGCGGCAAGCTGTCGCCCACCTCTGTCAGCTCCAACACGGCAAGCTTCCGAGCAATCGAAGCAGCCACAGCGGACGGAGACCTCATCGAGGTTATCCCGCTCCTTCCCGGCAACTAACCCACCACTGAGCACTTTTTATGGCTTACTCTAATGCTGGGGCGATCATTCGCCATGACATAAATTCTTACGTCCTACAGGCGGCGAGCGTTGAAACCACACTGGTGGCGCAGAAGGTTCTTCCCGCGCTGTCAGTTTCCTCCCGTGCGGCAATCTATCCCAAGATCAAGGTTTCCAAAGGGGAACTCTTGAAGGCGGCGGCAGACACGCTTCGCGGCGCAAACGGATCGTACAACGAGATTTCTCGCTCCTACGAATCTGACAGTTACGACTGTTTGGATCGCGGGCTTGAAGAGCGGATCGACGACGCGTTCACACGCGACATGGATCGGTTCTTCGATAACGAAAAGATCACCGCGCAGATGTTGCTCCGTAATATCATGTTGGCGGCTGAGGTTCGTTGCGCTGCGAAAGTTATGGACACGGGAGTTTTCACGACGACCAACGGAAGCGTTGCTTACTCGGAAGGAAACATTGCGACCATCGATTTTGCCGCTGACTTGTCGGCAGCTCAGGAGCGGCTTGCGATGTATGGCCAAGTCGCAAACACCCTGGTACTGAATCTGAAGATGTGGAATCGCATCCGTCGCTCGACGAAGTTCCAGGCTTACCTGTTCGGGAACCTCCCGAGCGGTATTTCCCGCACCGTTAAGCCACAGGATGTGGGCGACGAGTTCGGCTTGAATGTCATTGTTGCCGCTGGCACCAAGGACGCCGCCAAGAAGGGGCAAACCGCTTCCTTGTCGTTCATCTGGCCTGACTCCCACGTCTGGCTTGGAAATGTCCAGAGCGGGGACTTCGCAGCCGGTGGCGCTGGCCGCACACTGGTTTGGAGCGAAGACTCCGACCTGTACACCACCGAAACCTACCGCGAGGAAGGTCGGCGCGGTGACATGGTTCGGGTTCGTCAAAACTGTGTGGAAAAGATCATAGACGAGACTGCTGGGCAGTTGATCGCGACACAGGTCTAAGCGTAAGCGGTTGACAGGGCGCTTCTCGAAAGGGGAGCGCCCTTTTCTTTTATGGATCCATATTTTAAGGCGGCGATTGCCGGGGCCGCGACCGAGAACATTCGCATGTACGCAACGGACGCGACATTGAACGGTAAAACGGTGCAGGTAATCCCAGAGACGGAAGCGGAATCGTTCCCGATCGGGGACGGTGGGATGATCGAGACGCAAACGATGGGCGTGATTATTTCCACGGCGCAGTGGCTCAAACACAAAACAACTCGGGCCAGCTCCAATGTCATGGTGCTCGGGGGAACTACGTTCCGCGTTCTTCCTGTGCAGGTTCTTCCGAATTTCCCGACAGTGAAACTCACGCTCGAAAAGCCGAACTCGTAAAATGGATTTCCTCTCTGACATCGAAACGGGGATCGCTGAGGCGCTTGCGGGGTTGACCGGCGTTCAGATTTTAGAGCGTGAGACGGACGAGATCCGAGAATCAAAGGCGGTTGTGGTAAAGGCGGAGGTCGTTAAGGAGTTTTCCCCTGGCTCGCGAATCTGGGAAGTGGAGATCGAGGTCGCCTTGCGGGTGAACCGGATGGAACACGACGCCGATGTCGCAAAGGACACGTTCCAAGACATGTTCGCCTTAGTCTGTAACACGGACAAAGAAGACCTCTGCGACCCGGCAAAGGTCACGCTGTTTTCGTGGTATGTTCAAGGGACGTCGAGCCAGTGGGCGCAGGATGTCTCGGTGCAGTCGGTCAAGGTGCGGTGCCACGCTCAGCAGGCAAGTTGACAGTTGGCGCGCTTGTATGTGCGCTGCTGTCATCCACCCTTCAAACTCCGGAATCACCTTTGGGGCACCTGACTACACTGGGCTTCTCGTCCAGAATTGTTCGATCAAAAAGAGTTCCGGCAAAAAGGAAATTGCCGACCACGAAGGCGAGTTTGCCGCCATTGTTTACTTTCAGAAAAAGAACACCGTGCAGGTGGACGGGTACGCCATCACCACCCAAGATTTGGGGATTGGTATCAGCCAGGCTCCACTTGCTGCGCTGACTATCGGCGGGATCACTTCCACCGGGCTTTGCTTTTTGGATTCCGTGGACGCTTCCGCTTCAAACTCGGACGCAACGAAGTTGAGCATTTCCGGCTCTGCTTACGACGCCATCGACTAGGCAGGCCCGTGCTCGACAAATACTACCAAACTCGGGACACGAAGCTGGCCGTGGCAATCGCCACACTCGAAGTCCCTTTTCATAATCCCGCCGCCCCTTGCACTTCGGTACAGGAGGCGGATGGATTGCAAACCACTTGGCGTTTCAAGCTGGATGGAGTCTGGCGGAACATGCTCTCCGGCGAGACGTGCATTGTTCGGACGGAGCACATCGGCATTGCGTGGGGGGCACCCAATGCGGGGCCATTACAGGCGGGGCCGAGGGCTGAGTTGCTCCTTATGAAGCGGGCGCTTGAGAATCGGGCGCTTTTACAGCAGGCGGCGAAGGCGCAAAACATGGACGTGCGTTATGTGGGCGAGGCGATTCGCGAAAACATAAACATCATGCAGCGCATCATGATGGAGGGGTCGCTTGCACAGCTAAAAACCCGAGCGGGACGGCTGTTTGTGCCGTCATTTCATGCACGGGATCACTTTCGAGACGCAGAGAAGGCTTTTGGAATTAAATGCTTATGATTGAACCATACTACGAACTGAACGGAAAAGAAGGTCGGCCAATGGATGCGGCGTCACTGGCGGTGCTCCGCATTGTTGGCAATCCGCTGATGAAAGAAGGCGCGACCTCTGATTTGGATATTTCGTCTTTCCTGTTCGTGCATTTTGGGGACTGGAAGACGGTCAACAAGCTGGCGTCGAAGGTGTACGTCACTCAAAACATGGAGCCGTGGGTAGAGGCTGTTCTAGACTGGTCGGCGGGGATGTTCCAAGGACTCGGGGCGCTTGCCGGAGTGGAAGCGGGGACGCTGGCCGCAACGATGCTCGAAAACGGATTTAAGACGCGAGTTTCGGTGACAGGGACAGGAGAAGGGGGTGAGCCGGGAAAGGAGACTCCCCCGACTGGCTCGCCAGCCTGATTCTAAGCGTCGCTCGCGAGACTGGATGGAGTGAAGCGCATATCGAACGCCTCCCACTTGAGCGGCTTTTTGAGTACGAACACGCCATCCTTGTAGCGAACGGCCACGAATGCCTGAGGGATTCCGAAACGTCAAACAGCAGCATCGAGAAACAACTGGAGGAGATTGAAAAATGGTCACATTCGATTTCGATTCTCAGCGATTAGCGGAGGCGTTTCGCCAGTACGTTGCGGTCAACCGGCGCGACACTGCGGAACTGCTCCAGCGGCAGGCAAACGCGCTTGTGAACTCGCTCGGCAAGAAAGGGCCAAAGGGCTTGTTTCGTGAGGCGCTCGACGAGAAGGCGAACGTGCAGGCAGCAATCCGGCAAGCGGCAGCTTCTGGGCCGTTGAAGCGACCCAAGGGCCGGAGCTGGCAAGCCGAGCTCGCCATGCGTCTAAAATACGCGGCGGCGATCCAAGCGGCTGGCTGGCTAACGCATCGGTACGGTCGGGCGTCATCCATCGGCGGGATTCGCAAGTTGCGATTGATTGAGAATCCACAAGGGCAGGTGAACCAACGGCTGGAAGGCAATGAGATGTTTATTGAGATAACGAACCGGCAGGCTCGGGCGGCGGAATTCGCGCAGGCGTCGGGGTACTTGGAGAGGGCTATCAAAAACCGAGAAATTGACATGCTGGCATACGTGGAACGCAAGACGAGGGAACGCGCTCAACAGTTTTAAGACATGGCTGAAGCATCTGTACGGTTAGGCATGGATACGCGCCCCTTTGAGCAAGGGGCAGCAAAAGCGACATCCACAATTAGCGATGTTTCAACGTTCGCGGCGGCGAAGTTCGCGGCTGTCCAAGCGGTTGTTTCTCGGGCCGTGGATACGGCGGCAACCTTGATGCAGGCCGGATTACAAAAGGCGGTGGCTGGGCTCAAAGAAGCGTCAGCACGGGCCGAGGGGCTCAACGCTGTATCGAAAAACTTCGAGGCGATCTATAAAAGCTCTAGCCAGGCTGAAGGCGCGCTTCGTGGCGTGGCGAAGATCACCGACCTGCTCAATACGTCCAGCCAAAGCGGGACAGGGATTGCAAAACAGCTCGCTGAAGCTGGCGTGAAGGCGAATCAGCTTGTCTTGGCTGTTGGTGTGCTCTCGAACATTTCCGCAGGATCCGGGCAGTCTCTGGAGTCGCTCGGGAAGACTTATTCGGACGTGTACAAGCGTGGGTTCCTCTCCACGGCAGAGCTAAACGCCATGACAGCGGCGGGGATACCGCTTCAACAGCAGCTTGCGCGGCAGATGCACGAAAGTTTCGGCAGCGTTGAATCAATGGCGTCGAAGGGGAAGATTTCAGCGGCGGACTTCTTCAAGGCGCTGCAAAACATGGGGACGAACACCGGAAACAATTCCGGCATGATGTCGATTTATGCGGGCGCATCAGCGGCGGCACTGGACACGTTTGAAGGCCGGATCAATAAGATCCGATCGACACTCTCAGACATGGCAGTTGCGATTATCCGGCCCTTCGTGGGCGCGGGTGAAGCCATCGACAAAGCCACCACCCCACTTGCCAAGATCAAGGAGGCATTGAAGCCAGTTGCGGAGATCGTGCTCTCCACCGTGCAGGCGCTGCAGCCTTCTATCGACTCAATGGCAAATCGGTTCCGCGTTTTGCTCGCTGGTCTGGCCGGTGGTGTATCAATGGCGGACGAGATCGCCGGGCGGCTGAAGACTGGCGTTGGATCTTTGGAGTTCCTGCAAAAGCTTCCCGGCTACGCTGCGGAATTTGGGAAAGGGCTCGCCAATGCGGTTGATTTCCTCGCTACGGCGTTCCAGCAAGGGACACTCTGGGAGATTGCTGGGCTAAAGCTCCGTATTGCGTTCGATTTAGCCACGGAGGCGCTTTCAGCCAAGGTTTCGGCGGCTATGTCCGGCGCTCGGGAGACGCTCAAGGCGGCAGTCGGCTACGCAATGGACTTCCTGACGGATCCGGGCCAATTCCAACGAATTGGGGCTTCGCTTTTGGCTGTATTCGACACGGCGGCGAGTTTCCTTAGTTCGGCAATGGAATCGGCTGCAAATAAGCTCAAGGCGATCTTCCAAAACAGCATTATTCCGGCGATCACCGGGGGGTTACAATACGCAGTACAAGAGGCAGCGGCAGCTATTCGCTCAAAAATGCCGTGGGTGGCCGAAAAGATGGGAATCGGCGGCGGGGCTCAGGTCACACTCGATGGAGCCATTGGAGCCAATACACCGAAAGGCGGCGCGGTGAGCGAGGGGCCATCCTTGCGCGACTCAGTAAAGGAATTGAGCGGGAAGCTTTCAGCGGTTTCTGCCGGAAGCGCGTCCAAGTTGGTGGACGCACTAGGGAAGATTGGCAGCGGAGGCGGGGGCGGGACGCTACAAGGGCCAAGCTCTTCCGAGTTTGAGCTTAACAAGCGAATGTCAGCGGTTCGCTCGTCGATTGCCGATACTCAGCCCATGGACTCGCCAATGGTGAATTCGCGTGCACTCAACACCGGGGGCACCAGCAAGAATCCGTGGGCGCTTGGGATGGACAGCGCGGTGAAGCTCATACCAGGCAAGACGAGGCAACAGTCGGCGGACATTGCCAGTGAGAAGGCCGTAAAGCAGCTCCAAGAGACGAACGTGCTGCTTACGAAAATCCTCAACAAAGGCGGGGGCTGGAAAGCTGAGTCAGCAGAGGAGGGGATGTAATTTATGGAGTATCACGGCGCATCGGAAGTCCCGTTAAGGCAACGGCACGTTATAGCGGAAGACGGGATAGGAACGTACACAGTAGCTCTGTTCTATGAGACTGAACCGACCCTCCCCGCCATTGGTAGCGCACCGGCTGAGGTTATTACGACCGACCGGCTGGCGGGGGTCACGTTGTACGACCTGACAAACCTTGAAATCGCAAAAGCGGATGGCGGCTTTGAATTGTCGCTCACGTACAAGGGCATCGGGCAGGATGTGGTCTTGGTCTCCGTAGACGGAGGAACCTCGGATGAGCCGATTTCTTCCCACCCGGATTTCGCTTCATGGGCAGGGACGCCAGCGGCTCCGATTTTCTCGAAGTCTTTTTGGGACAAACTCGAACAAGGGGAAGATGCAGACCCTTCCGTAAAGTCCACGATTTACAAGTTTGCCGGGTTCAAAGAAGGGGCGACCGTCACCGGAGGCGCGGGGACATTTTCAATGTCCGGCGTGGAATCGTACCTGGTCGGCTCGTACACCATCCAGATCACCGACCTCTTAACAAACGGGCATTCATTCCCTGACGCTGCGACCATTGGGATTCCGAGCGTCGCGGGCTGGACGTTTCCGGGGACGTACCTTTTTGAAAGCCCATCGGTCGAGAAACACGGCGCGGCGTACCGGCGCACTCGTCGGTATCGGAAGGCGGGCGCGGTGCCTTGGAACGGGGCCATTTACGCAGCGTCTTAATTTATGCCCCAAGGACTCTCAGGGTTTCGCCGTTTGTCTGGGACTGGGCCAATATCGAGGGCAGTAAACGCGCTCGCTGACGTGGTGGCACGGCAACAAGTTATCGGAGGAAATGGGATCCTCGTAAGCCACGGGTCACAAACAAAGGTAAGCCTAAGCGCCCTCGCAAAAGGCGGCAAGCGGGGGGCAGTTGCGGAAGAGGCGTTGCCGCTACCCTTCGAGGTTGTTGAAACGACATCGGGCTCGGAGGTGCTGACCGTAAAAACGGGGACGCTGATTAGCTCAGTCCTTGGTGAGGCTGTCACTATCTCTTACCCTGCAAACTTCTCAATTCCAGCAATCGGCTCGGTGGTAACACTGACCGTGACGCTTGACCCCGGCACGTTGGCCGCGACCGCCGCCGCAATCGGCAGCGGGGCGGCGTGGTCGGGCTACCCTAACCCCATTGTACTGGGAACAGGAGGAGATGCAGGCAAACAGGTGTCGCTCAAGGTCGCTTTGGCCGTGATTGTCGCAACAAGCTCCACTCTGCCGGGTAAAGTGTACGGGACAAAAAAGGTGTGTCAGTTGGTGAACACTGGGCTCTGTCTTTTCATAACAGCCATAAACGGGCGGGCCGCATGTGTCGCGATGCCTTGGCCGCAACGCGGTGCGCTATCGTGAGCCTGACCTTTTTCCCAGCCACCCCAGTCGAGTGCTACGGTGACGCGCTCAACGAGGTTGAAACGCACTCCGTCGAAAATCCGCTGTACGACGCGACGCTAAACGGGCAGGCGCCGGGGGAGGATGAGCCTGACACGGACGCTTACAAATGGACGCGCTCGCGCAGGATGACGCCGAGAGCGATACACGGCTCGATTGCGTTGAGCGAGGTTAACGCCATACGCTGTCATTTCGTGCAGAGTTGGTATGTTAAACGGCTCTACGATAGCCCGTTCCCAGTTTGGCCCCTAGCCAGTTACGTAGAAACCAGCTACCCAGCGCCAACAGCCCGTACTGAAAATAACCAGTATGAGTTTGTTGCAACTGAGTTGTACCGGCGCACAGATGACGTCCTGATGGACGATACTAATCGCAACTTTAGTTTTTTTGTAACAGAGGAGGAAAAAGCGGGGACTTTGCCGGGGTATCCGTCGCCATACATTGAGGATCCCGACCCAATGGACGGCATCCCCACCTCGTACCCAAACTATTTCGCGTATTACTCGCTTATACCTAAGCCTGGCACACCGTATCCGGGGGGGAGGTATATTGATGGGTACCCTTTGCCTTACCCAAATTTTCCAACGACGGCGGAAGACGGCAAGGACGGCGTTTCCGGCGATTACCAGTGGTTTGGTTTTGTGGAGTTTCGCAACGCGACGCAAGCCACGCTCATGGTGCGCTACCCACAAATAGGGACGCAGTTTACTGAGCACGCAGCAATATCGGTCGACACGGCAACCATTAGCCGAGCTGTTCCATATTGCCTGCATTCGGACAACTCAGAGGACGGGATCGACGTAGGGTTTTTAGCGAGGGCGGCATTTAATAAATTCGGGTCAGCCTCAGACGAGGAAGATTATGCCGACTCGGGGGCGGCCTACGCGACGAACGTGACGGGGGTCAGCGACCCTCGCTC